ATCAAGCTCAAGCACAGGCAGACCAGCATAGATAGTCTGCTGATAGCCAAACTCAGTCTGCATGATGTCGATCTGAGTGCTGGTGCGAGCCAGCTTGGTCAGAGCACGACGAGCAGAACGCGAAGAGATGATGTACTTGGTACCGCCAGCGGCATCAACAGCATCAATAGTTTCATCAAGCTTGTCCAGGCTCAGAGCGCCACCACCGTTAGAGATGTACTGGCTGGAGCCGGACTTAATGCGGTTGGCAAGACCATCGAACTCAGCAGGAGCCTTGTTAGAATCACCATTGATGAACAGCGACTCAAAAGAGAGACGCATTGCGCGGGTGCGAGCTTGGATCTGATAAGCCTTGGCTTCAGCGCCTTCCAGCTCAACGATAGCGCGATCAACTTTGATGTCGCCACCAAAGAGCTTCAGGCTTTCGGACTGTTGGCTCACTTCACCATAGCTCTCAGCCAAGGCACCGTTATAGTTACGGAAACCAACGTCAGGCAGAGCTTCTTCACGCTTCCAGAAAAGGCCATTGCCTTCAATGTTGCGGAAAGGAAGGGAGGAAAGGAGAGGACCAGAAGCCAGTTCAGAAACAACCGCCAGTTCCTGAGGAGTACGGGAATGCTTCTTGGCTTCGAGAAGAGTTAGTGCCATTTAAAAGATACCTCTTAAAGAGTGGATGAACAAGGAACGGTGAATCGGATCACGTCTCGTGACTTCCGCAGACACCCTACCAAGTTCAGCCATCACGGCTAATCTGGACTCGGGTGCTCTACTGTAAGTATACCTATCTGTTAATATACCATTGCAGAACATAAAAAGGGGGCTAATGCCCCCAGGAGTTAATAATAAACTAGGCAAATGCTCGTTTGAACAATTCATCAACACTTAACGAGTTGAGATCTTCAGTAGGCATGCCATTTGAATCCGTGCCACCGTAACCAATTCCAGCTCCAGATCCCTTGGCACCTTTAAAGAAAGTACCATAAATTGGATGTGCTTTATAGGCCGTAATGAAATCTTCAGGAGAGATTCGTTTGCCAGACTCTTTGTCTAGAATGGGATCGCCACCTGCGTCAACAACAGTCAGAGTACCATTAGACTCAAGCCTAAAAGAAGCACCAATTTGTCCAGCAAACATATCAAAGAAAGATACGCCATCAGCAGCATCAGTCCTGCCACCAGCAGAATTAAACACTTTTTCAAGTGCATATTTCTTCTGCAATTCTGCAAGTTTTGCTTCAGCACTTGCTGCTAGCTTGCTTGCTTCTGCCGCTTGAGAACCATACTTCTCCTCAAGCAAACTAACTCGCTCATCGGCTGCGGCACGGGCTTCTGCTGACTGGGCCGCATCCTTCTGAAGCCTAATGTATTCTTCAGGATTTACCTCTTTAAACTTAGAAAGTTGAGTTTCAAATTCTTTGACTTGACGCTCAGTAGTTTTTCGTGCTTCTCTTTCAGACTTTAAAGCCTTCATTAAATTGGCTACTTCATCTGCTGTATAAGATTTGTTAGAATCTGCGATGATCGAAGGAGTGGAACTATCTTCTCCTGTCACAGGAGTTTGATTTTCCTCGGACATGTGCTGTTCAGGCATCTCGCCTGTATAAAATGCGACGTAGTATGCCTAAGGAGGTGGAATGATGTAATATTCTTGAAGCCATGGATATACATCATCTTTGATACCATAGAATCCTGATTGACATCCTGTTCTAGTTATTTCCTGCCACAAACCTGTACTACAGTTTAATCCTTCAACTTTATAAAATCTTCCACAAGTACAATTGGCTTCAGTGATTCTTACATCACTCCAGTCACCAGACAGAGGAGCGTATTGAGTTGTAATACTAGTAGAAGTATATGTTCCATAGCCAGTACAGTCACTGGTCTGCCACAGCTGACTTGTTCCTATATTTTGAACTGTTACAAATACCCATCCACTACGACAAGCTGGAAGAGAGCAATCGCATGAAGTAGCATCAAAAATATAACTATCAGGACATGGTTTTAATGCATTATAGGCCAATCCCCTATTTGGTCCACTTAGGCATTTATTATTTCTGAGACAAGATGTTGGATCAGGAGAGAGTAGTGCCATTTATCTTTTCCATTTTTTCTTGGGACAAAGAGTGTTTGGATCTCCACCAACCCAGCTTTTAGCTTCCATGAAGCATCCACATTCAGAACAGCGTTTGCTTTCTTCAATAAAATAAGGACATTTTTTACACATGTCATACCTCTCTTCCCTTATCTCAGTAGAAACTTTTCCATTCATAACTGCTTGACCAGCTGTCCGCATTAGCCCAGCAGCCATTCTGCTAAAACCAGCTGTTACTTTAGCTGCCTTCTCTTTATCCTGCCAATTTGAGGCCATTGATGGAGCTGGAACATTCCTCGATTCTGGCCAAGCTGATACGGGACCAGTTGGAAGAACACCCGCACTACGAAGATCCTCGATTGACTTGATCATCTTAGTATTTTAAACGGAGTAGGATGCCAACATTCGTATCAGGCTTCAACTGGCACAACTTTTACTTTTACTTGTACTGTTGAGGTTGCTCCTGATTTATTTGTAACCTTTGCGTACAGATTGGACTCAGTTGTTGTTTCGTCATTAAAGTAACTAGTTGATGGAGTCATTTTTACTACTTGAGCACCAGTAGTAATTGCTTCAGCTAGAACTCCAGAACCAAGAGTTGGATCAGTTATCTCAGTTCTTGCAGCATCAGAAGTGCGAGCACTTGTACTTGAATAAATAACTACCCATGCAGCTCGATCAGTTTCAACAGAAAGAAGTAATCCAGATCTACCTGTACCTGTAATAAGAATATTATTGCTTGCTCCATTTGCAATACTGGAAGTTGTAGTTGTTAATGTAGTGCGATAGCCAATTGTTCCAGCGGAAGCGTAGCATTCTAAGGTAACTACTGAGTTTACATTAGCTCCTGCTGTTGTTCTTACAGCAGCATAAATTGCATTGGTTTTTGTTGTATCATTATTGAAATAGGTTGTTCCAGGTGTTGCTTGAATAGTTGTTCCAGCTGGAACATAAAATTCGGCAAGAACTCCAGATCCAAGTGCCGGATCTGTTGCAAAAGCTCTGCTGGCATCAGCACTTCGTGCAGCGGCTGTTGTATATAAAACAATCCAAGCATTGAGGCTTGAAGTGATTTGAACTAATTGTCCAGATTGTCCAATGCCAGAAAATGTAGCAATGCCACTAGACGCTGTTTGAGACTCTGTAACAAAAGTTGTTTGAATGGTACCACTTCCACTACCAGATCCATTACTTGCTGCAGTAAGTCGTCCTTGTGCATCAACTGTGATATTGGCATTTGTATAAGCACCTGGAGTAACAGCTGTATTGGCAAGTGCGATAGTTCCAGAACTTGTAATAGTACCACCAGTAAGAGCTATTCCCGCAGTAATCGAGGTTACAGTTCCACCACTTCCAGATATTTGTACAACACTACCAGCACTGTCAAGTGTAAATAAAGCTGCCGAACCTGTACCGCGCCCAATTACAAGCTCTCCAGCTACAATTGCATCAGAACCACCAGATCCTATTGCTGTAGTAATTGCAGCAGAACTGTCTGTTGAGTTTTTCAGCCTAATGCGACTGGGAAAGACAGCCATTTGCAAGAAAATACTAGACTAGGATGCCAGCGAGATCTATGGCGGGCAAAGAACTCCAGCGTCATGTCCAGAAATTGAAAATTGTGGATCACTACCAGCTGGACCATAGGCAACACTGTTTGTAGTAAAGGTACTTCCATCACAGCTTGTAACCGTTACGTAGTAAGAACAGGCACGTTTTGTTCCACCATCAAAGTTATTGCAGCTAGGAGGACCAGCCCAGGTTGGTGTTGTGACACTATTTATAACTCTTGCTAACCCATAACCCTCACCCCACAATGTTGACGAATTATCAAAATAAGTCCAAATATATACCCGTCTTTCACAGGCTGGATCTGCTTCACATTTCCCGTATTCATTGCAAAGTTCACAAGATTTGCAATCATTGTGGCAATTGCAATCACATTCTTTACATTTGTCTGGTACACTCGTTACATCGCATTGATTCCAAATATAGCACTTCTGTCCACCTCCTTCAATAACACCTGTAACATCACAGGTTGAGCCAGCTGGACATGTTGGCCCACTGGGAGCTGATCCAGAGGGGTAGCACTGCTGTTTTGATTCACAACTGCCAGCACAAGGATCAAGTTTTTG